TTATTAAATATCTAAAAAAATGAAAATTGAGATAGAAATTAAGGGGATTATGTGCTAATATATATACGGACTAATTAGCGTGGTTCCCTATATTTTTCTTCTACGAACAAATATAGGAGGTAAGCCACAATGAAAACAATCAATAAAATTTATCACGCCGCCATTTATGTTCGTTTATCGAAGGAAGATGGTGATGTCTCAAATACTGCGAAAACAGAAAGTAACAGTATTTCAAACCAGAAATCTCTGGTAAGGGATTTTCTAAAAAATCATAAAGATATAGTAATAGAAAAAGAATATGTTGATGACGGGTATTCAGGCTCTAATTTTGAAAGACCAGCTTTTCAGATGATGTTGGAGGACATTAAGAAAGGCATCATAGATTGTGTATGCACGAAAGATTTAAGTCGTTTTGGACGAGAATATATTGATTCGGGTATGTACATCGAAAGAGTGTTCCCAGCATTAGGAGTTAGATTTATTGCAGTTAATGACCATTACGATAGTTTGGATAACAGCAATAAATCAGACGAAATAGTCATTCCTTTTAAGAATTTGCTGAATGATGCGTATTGTAGAGATATTTCTGTGAAGATTAGAAGCCACTTGGAAATTAAAAGAAAGCAAGGGCAGTACATCGGAAATTATGTTTCTTATGGGTATAGGAAATGTGATGATGATAAGCATAAAATAGAGATTGATGCTTATGCAGCGAATGTAGTAAAAGATATTTTTAGAATGAAATTACAGGGAATGAGTCAGGATGCCATAGCGTGTAAACTGAACGAAAATGGTATTCTTTGTCCTGCTGATTATAAAAAAAGTGAAGGCAGTAATTATCAGACAAGTTTTAAAATCAAAGATAAGTCAGGTTGGTCATCTACTACAGTCAGACGAATTTTGACAAATGAAATTTATATAGGAAATCTTGTACAGGGTAAGCATACAACACCTAATCATAAAGTGAAGAAAATGTATGTTAAAGACGAGAGTGAATGGGTACGAATTGAAAAAAATCACGAGGCAATAGTTTCAGAACGTGATTTTGAGTTAGTGCAAAGATTACTTGCGATGGATACAAGAACAGCACCGGGGAATAATGAGGTCTATAATCTGTCAGGTTTGGTTATCTGTGCAGATTGTGGAGTTCCTATGGTGAGAAAGAACAGTATATCAGGAGGCAGACATTATAGTTATTATTTATGTGCAACGAACAAATATAGTAAAAATTGTAGCTCACACAGGATTTCTGTAAATGAATTGGATAACGCCGTTTTAGAGTTATTGAAGGTTCATATTTCAAATATATTAGAGATTGATAAAATAATTGAATTGATTGGTATTATTCCATTCCAACAGATAGATATGAAAAAGTTAGAGGAACGAAAGAAAGTTCTTGAATTTGAAGTCGAAAGATGTACAGAATTACGTTCTATGCTTTATTCAGATATGAAAGAGGGTGTTATCTCAAAAAGTGATTATATTGAGTTACACGCTGCATATGAAAATAAAAGAAAAGATGCCCAAATCGCAATTCATAAAATTGAATTGGAAATGGAATCTATTCTGGAAAAAAATAATGATAGCTTTAAATGGCTGGAGTATTTTAAGGAAAACAGAAACATCAAGGAATTAACAAGAAGTGTTGCAGTTTCTTTGATTAGAGAAATTAAGGTATATGATAAGAAAAATATTGAAGTGACATTTGATTTTGATAATCCATACAAAACTTGCTTAAAGAATATAGAAAATATGGGTTACAAAATAGATGTAGATTTATCTGGAAAATTGAATATTGAAAAGGAGGCTGTATAGTATGGCAAGAAAAAGCAGAAAAAATTTTTCACAGGCTAATTCTTCATATAATATGACATCGTTGGCAGCCTCTGAGATAATAAAAAAACCTAGATATTATAAAGTCGGTATATATGCGAGACTTTCTTTCGAATCAGAAATGAATAAGGAGAGAGATACCGTAGATACACAGATTAGTTTCATAAAGGATTATATAGCAAGACAGGACGATATGGAAATCTATGATGTGTATGCAGATATATCATTAACCGGAACGAATTTTAACAGACCTGAGTTTAATAGAATGATTGAGGATATTAAATCAGGGAAGATAAATACAATAATTACAAAAGATTTGAGCCGTCTTGGAAGAAATTATATTGAGTCGGGGACATACATTGAGAGAATATTTCCTATGTTTAATGTCAGATATATAGCGATTACAGACGATTTTGACTCGATAAGACCAGATGCAGATATTACAATGCCTTTGAAGAATATTGTTAATGAGTATTATTCTAAAGACTTATCGGATAAAATCTGGACAGCATTTCGTTCTATATGGAAAAATGGTTTATATGTGTGTGGAAGACCTCCATATGGATATAAGAAAAACAGAGAAAAGAAGTGTTTGGAGATAGATGAATATGCAGCACAGGTTGTAAAGCGTATTTTTTCAATGTATCTCAATGGAATGAAATTGGCTGAAATTGCTAGGACACTTAAAAATGAAGGGATTCTTTCACCAAGTCAATATAGATATTTCAATATAGGTGATAAAGAAAAGTTTGATAAAGCAAAAGACTGGTATTATGTACAGGTAAAAGATATATTAAAGGATCAGCAGTATGTTGGTGACTCTGTACACGGTAAGTCGGGAAGAAAGTTAGGTGAGCATAGAACCAAAAGAAGAAATGATAAGGAAGATTGGATTATAATTCCTGATACACACGAAGCTATTGTTTCCAGAGAAGAATTTGCCATAGTGCAGAAAATGATTAGTGATAGTACAAAGCAGTTCAATGATGCGATAAACAGAGGAAGGCAAAAATCACCAGTACCAAAGAATAAATTTGTTGGAAAGTGTACTTGTGGGCAATGTGGTTCCAGAGTTTTTATCAAGCGTAAGGATACAGGAAAAAGTGAGTTCTATTATTATTGTGCAGGAGAGAAAAGCAGCGTTTTGTGCAGGGACAGGCACGTCAAAATTCCATATGAGGATTTAGATAGGAGCGTTTTTAGCGTAATAAAAAAACATATGCAGATATGTATAGAAAAAATATCCTTGATACAAAAATTGAATGCTACGGACTCTGCAAATATTCAGTATAAGGTTTTAAATAGACAACTTGATAAGCTGAGAAATGAAAGAAAGCGTATTATTTCAAGGGAAAAAGGCTTATATGAAGATTATAAGGATAAATTTATTACAGCAGAGGAGTATGTACAATTTCAAAAGGAATATAAAAAACAAATCGAAGATATAGACAGGCAGATTACGGAATATGAAAATCACATTAATAAGTATAGGAAGGATTTTCATTTAGACGAATCGTGGGAAAGTATTATAGCAAAGTTTCAAGGAAAACGAATACTGACTCAGGAGATTGTAGACGCTTTTGTATCTGAGATAAAGATATATCCGGACAAGAATATAGAAGTGAAGTTGTACTATGATGATATGCTGGATCAGTTAGTATCTATAGCAGATGTAAGGGAGGCAGAGTGTAATGGCAGATAATGTAATTGCAATATATCTTCGCCTTTCTTGTGAAGATACAGATATTAATAGCAAAGATGAAAGTAATAGTATTACCAACCAGAGAAATCTTATTATGGAATATATCAAATCTGACGCAGTTCTTTCAACTTATACTGTTAGAGAATATATTGATGATGGCATAAGTGGAACAAGGTTTGACAGAGAAGCATTTGAAGAAATGATGACACAGGTCAAAGAGGGCAATATACAAGTTATTATTACAAAAGATTACAGCCGTCTGGGTAGAGATTATCTGGAAGTTGGAAGATATCTGGAGTTTGTATTTCCAGTGCTTAAAGTAAGGTATATATCAGTAAATGATAATTATGACAGTAATAATTTTACAGGAACAACAGGAGGAATGGAGGTTGCGGTAAAAAATGTTATAAATATGATGTATAGCAGAGACGCATCAAAAAAGGCACGAAGTGCAAGAACAACATTAGCAAAGGCTGGTAAGTTTATAGGACCGCAGGCTCCATATGGTTATAAGAGGGCTGAAAGTGATAAACAAAAGCTTGTTATTGATGAAGAACCTGCACAGGTGGTTAGATTTATATTTGAGATGGCTATTGAAGGGAAAAAGTATAAGCAAATTGCCAGATATTTGAATGCTAATAACATTGATACCCGTGTACAATATAAAGAAAGGCACGGTAAAAAGTGGAATCACCCAAGAAATTATGAAATAAAACAATGGAGTGCTTCAGCAGTTATGAATATATTGTTTAATGAGATTTATACGGGAACAATTATTTATGGAAAGACAGCGTGTAATGCTCAAACTGGTTATAAGTCAAAGAAAATGAATCCTGATAGTTGGATTATAGTGGAAAATTGTCACGAGCCGATAGTGTCAAAACAAACATTTGAGGAAGCACATAAAGTGATTAATAAGACAACCTGTAATCGAACCAAAAAGCAAGATTCATATAAAAAAGCTATAATAATATGTGGTTGTTGTGGTAAAGGACTTGCAAATTCTTATGGGTATTATAAGTGTAGCTGCAATTATGATCCTAGTAAATATAACTGTCGCAATGTCAGAATGAAAACGGAAGAATTTGAGGCAGGTGTTATGCAATATATTAAGACAACAGCAGCAGGTATGCTTGAACATTTGCAGGCATATAAAAGACAAAGGAGTAGTTGTGTTGAGTTGCAAAAAGAAATTGATAAGCTGCAACAAATGAAAAGTAAGGCTGAAACTCAAAAGTTCCAGTTGTATGACGATTATACGAAAGGAATTGTCCAAAGAGATATTATGATATCTGAAAGGACGAGGCTTACTGAGCATATTGGTGAAATTGAGATAGAGCTTTACGAACTTGAGTCTAAAATACAGTTGGAACAATGTATTGATAAAGCTGGTGAGGAAGAAACAATAGAGTTGTTATCCAAAATGGAGACATTTGACTTGGATCTTATTCGTCAGGTTGTAAAGCGTATCACAATGTATGATGACGGCAACATTCAATTTGAGTGGAATGTGGATGACTTTATACAGGTTAAATGATATACTTCATATAAGACTATTTTCAAGAACTATCGGTTTTTGATGGTTCTTGAAAATAAATTTTTTTGGTCTTTACTTGACACAAGCAGAGATAGACCATTGTTGTGGGGTGGTAATATAATTAGGAATAAGTTATAAAAGATTGTTTTTCATGCAGTGTTCACCTCCATAAGGAAGTGTAACAATACACCTAAAAATATAAAATAAGAATGTAGGTTTTCTGACATTTTTATATGCCATATTTCCTACATCCTTATATTAGCATTTGCAACTGGGTAGCCAACGCATAAAATCTTGCGGAAATTTCTTATCAGTATATGTCTCGCACAATATAAAAAATCTGCTGAACAGCTATTTGTATCATCTCAGGCATTAAGCAAAGTTATTAAGAAAATTGAAAATGAATTAGATATATTACTTTTTACAAGAACAAGTCAGGGACTTATGCACTAAAGAAGTTTATCTGATATCAAAAAAAGGAATAACTAGATCAAAAGAAAGCATATGTTTTTCAAGTTATTTATCAGAATGGTTATTGACGGAGTAACATTTTTCAGAGCATTGTTATATTGAAAATATCCCTCAAATAGAGTATTATAAAATAAAGTTAGATACAACTAACAAATGCAGCTTGAAAAGGAGTGAAGTATATGAACATTACAGTTATAATTACAGAACGCAGGATTAATCAAACATAAATTAATAATGACATTTGTTTAAATGAGGAGGGCTGAATATGACTAACGAAGAATGATTGCCAAGTCTGCAATGGACAGTTTATATACAGATGATATTGAATATAATAAAGAAAATGTGCTTGTAATCATAGAAGGTTTGTCAATGTATTTACACGAGAATGACATAAGACAGATATTTTCGATTATAGAAAAAGCCTTTAATAAGTCAACAGTAATGATCGAAACTATGTCACCATTTTTTGTAAAGCATATGAAGGAAAAATCGATAGAAGGAAGTAATGCCAAGTTTAGCTGGGGGGTTAAAAATGGAAAAGATCTACAGCAGATTGTGCCAGCATTTAACTGGAAGCGTGATGTAAGTCTGGTCGAGGGTATGAAAGAGATTATGCCTGTTTATAATGTGCTTGGAATAATTCCCGCAGTGTGCGGTATGTCTAATAAAATAGTGGTTATGGAAAGATAGTTGATTTTTTTGAATAAATCAGACATAATTAATATGACAAATATGTAAATAACAGGTGTAAGATTAATAATGATTGATAACATAGAATATTATATGGAATATCTTGACGGGCTGACTAAGGATATGCCAGAGGAGTTTGTAAAGCTTGCACAGGTATTTGAACTTAGTGTGTTCGAGCCTGTTTATATGGAAGGCGAAGATGATATATACGCAGCTTATCTTATGAATGATTCAGTCGAAAGTTATTTTGTTTTTGAGAACTCTATAATGACAGGAGAATATAAGAATATTGACTGCGAACAGGTAGCTGGAATAGAAACACTTAGCGACGGATATATGCTTATAGTTAATCAGGGCGGCGAGAATATATTTACAATAAGATTTAATAAGCTAGGTATTAAGACTACATATTTTAATTATGGCAGTACGGGACATTTTTGGGTTAAGGGATATGAGTATTTAAGACAACTGGAGTATCAGCTTGCAGATGTCAGGGATAAATACAGATATCTTGGAAGCTCGTCTTGTACCAGTAAGGAGCTTATATTTATGCAGCTTGCAGATTTTCCACCTATTAAGAAGTATAAATCAGTGCCAGAAGCTTATTATGTGCCATATCCCGATGCAGTTTATTCTGAGGCAGTGAATTATCTTATAGATATGGCAGTGAGTGTTGGCGATAAACGTATGGCAGGTATGCTTAAATGCTATTTGAATAAACCGGACATAATTAAGTGTAATATTATTGCGGCTATGTTTCATAGAAAGGCACATAGCAGATTTATAGATAAGCTTATTATGGATGTGCGGAACGAAGCTGACAATTATGTCAAAAGGACGTTTAACAGTGACGAGGAAGCACAGTATAAGATAGTTCATAATAAGGCTCTTAAGGCACTGGATAGATACAAAGAAGCAGGATATGAGTGTCTGTTATACAGGGAAGAACCATTTATGTATTCCAAGGACTCAATTACATATAAAGAACACATATTAGTGTTTAGAAATGGTCGTATTAATAGAAAATGTGATATATATACATATGAAGCATAGTATATAAATATAATATA